GCTGCGGCATCAATACCGATCGTTACAATGTGCACAAGAGGATGGTCTGGACCCTTGGTCCGACTCAATCCACTGAGGGCTTCAAAGAACGTTACCAAGAGTGGTACATGCCAATTAAGAGACAAGTTCGTTACCAAGATGCTTCTTCCTTTCCTGAAGGGAAGAATATGTACTTGGTCTGGTGGTTTACCTCGAGCGATGGGGGTACCCCCGCTAACAGCGTACGCTTTCAATATTCTATTAAGCGTTACTTCCGAGATACCACATAGTCCCTACCCTAACCCCCCAACCGTAAACCGTCCTGTGGGGTTAAATATGTATAGAGTGTCTTAAATCTCAATTATTTTGTATCTATCTGCGCTAAGCGCAGCCATGTCAGGGTGTTCGTTACAGAACACAATGACGTGAGGTGTCACCTTAAGAATCTTGGTCACCGAAGTATACTTTGGTGAATAGACTAAGCGGTTCTTAAGCTGTTCCAAGAGTCCATACTGCAGGTACTGCATGTGTCCTCTAGGGATGTCAAAGACAAAGACGGTAGACTCGACACAGACACTATAGGCAAGATCATCACGTTTTCCGACAGAAAGAAACTGAGCGCCATCCAAATGGGTCATCCAATAACGAGTAAGCCAAGATTTTCCGCGATTACCTTCTTCATCGACCACGAACACTATGGATCGGTCATTAGCCTCTCCATTGACTCGTTCGTTAAGAGCGTGTTGCCAGAGTCGGAGCTGTCCGTCCACAAGGTTGGGTTTTTTTCCAAAGAGACTAATGCATTCCAGGACTGCAGACTTGTATCTGCCGGCCAAGTCTGGAAAGGTTTCCCAAACGTCACGGTACGTTGGAGCGACTTCTTGATCGGCAACCCAGTTGCGCAACTGCTCAAACTTCGAGGCGTTGCCTCCTGCCAATGCGAGAGCCCCATACTCTTGAAAGTCTCCATCTTTTTTACAATAGTCGGACGCTTGCTGCGACGTACCACGGGATACTTCAAAGTGCGCACGGCTGAGCCACTGGAAGGACTTGAGGTAGGGGAGTCGCTTCTTTTTGCGAAGCTCCAAGTATCCCTGAAGATGATTAGTTCCGGAGGCTCCGGTTTCTCTACCGAAGATGAGGTAAGAGCAGTCAGATTCTTCTCCTTCGGCACCGATGGATTCGCCCCAGATTGATAGGAGGAAGGACTCTTCATTGGTAGGGTTGTTGATTGTGAAGCACCAGCGTTTGGCGAGAGACATGATTTTTTTGTGATCCGAGATCCAGAGCGAGCTGGGTAATACTTGACCAGCTCTTGGGTTCGGTTTTGTTCATAATTTTCAAAACTCGGAAAAGATTTCAGTCATGCCCTATCCACGTGGGACTATGATCTTAAGGGCGACACGTGCCGGACCTCTTGCGAGGCGAGGTTTGCGTGCTGCATCATACCATCCCTATGCGAGACATGCTTCTCGTGCGTTAACGGCTTACCGTTATGGGAAAGCCGCATATCCTTACGTTCGAAGTGCTGTGAACATGTATAGATCACGCCGGGCTGGTCGTGCCAGAATGACCAATCGTGCCAAAAAGCGTGCGGCAATGCGCAGAGTTGGAAATCCGGTCGGTTCTTCGTCCGCCAAGTGGGACCAACTCAAAATAGGATTGACTAACATGAGTCCAGAAGTTTTGAACCAAACTCCACTTCTCAATATCTCCAAAGTTTTGTCGACGGTTCCAGGTAGTCCATACAACCGACGAATGTCAGACCAAATCAATATGCGTGGCATCAAGTTTTGCTTGAATTTTAGAGTCGAAGGCGCCCTTGGCACCGCGAAAGCATGGATGAACATTGCTGTCATTTCCCCCAAAACAGATTTGTCCTCCAATTCAATTGTCCCCAATCAAGAGTTTTTCAGACACCCTACGGGTGACAGACGAGACATCGACTTCAACGATTCTTCATTGAACAATATGGATTATAGATGCTGCGGCATCAATACCGATCGTTACAATGTGCACAAGAGGATGGTCTGGACCCTTGGTCCGACTCAATCCACTGAGGGCTTCAAAGAACGTTACCAAG